TGAATATCAACATTATCACGCTGAGTCTTAACAAAACTACGTTGTTCCTTAAAATGCTTTGCAGTATTTTCCTTTAAAAATTCCAAAAATTCGCACAAACTCACTTCGCGCATCTCTTTCCCCTTAAATACTATGGGTACATAAGTGACGCGTGGTGTTTTATTATTTCCCTGGCGAATATTGCCAGAATGCAAAATTGGTCTTTCCAATGTAAACAATGCAAAATCCGGATATGCTATTCCTGCAAAATCTCTTTCGACTTTAGCAGAATCGAGCATAGCTGAATCTGATAACTGATATTTCTCCCGCACTGTTTGTGTGACAGTAATATCAAAACGACGGGCAACTGATAAAGGTTCATTAGAATAATGTAAAGCGTTCAAATCTTTTACATTCGTAGTAGCTAACACAACTCTTGGTTCGATCATAATATTTCCTTTCAAATCGGCATTTGGGTTCAACGCCGCCTGCGGGGAATTATTAATAAACTGAATAACCTTCAATAACGGATTACCTTCCGTAGTTTCTACAGTACTATTACACAAATCATCTAATATTACTCCTGTATGATGTGTTCGAAATTCAGACTGAAATTTATCAGCTTCATTCAAAACTACAACGGAGTCAGATGACGCGCGAAAACCATTGACTTTTAAAATATATCGTGTGACAGCGTTCGCTATCGACGATTTTCCTACTGATGATCCACCAAACAATAAAATTCCATAAGGTTTCATCCTAATAAAATCTTTCTGTGAGGCAATACGTTTTGCTTGTAAAATTTTTAACTCCTTCAATTTGGGAGTGTAATAAGCTTTCTCAGAATTAGCTTTAATGCTAGTTGTAGCTGCATCGATAGCTCTCTGCAAACGTAAGTCATATTCTTTGACATCATCAACGTCACAATTTTTCCCAGTCTCAAACAAAATATAATTTGATAAAACATAGGCATAATCTTCCTCAAAAACGCCGTTAATAGCGTCTTCGTAAAAAGCTTTAAAGCCCTTCTCAGGAAAGGCCCAACAAGCTTTCACAAACAAGGAACAAAATTCATAACACGCATCGAATAAATCAAATGGTTTAGTTTTCTTTCCTAATTTACTAGGTGTAAAGATCTTATAACCTTTAATCTCAATTGAAAAATTTTCCAAAATTTCCAAAGAGACCAAAATATCAAAAATCAAATTCAATTGTTTCATCAATTTACACGCTCGTAAATATCCTAGAGTGGTATAGTGTTTATCTAAATCAATATCAATTTTCGATATGATAAACTCAAATATTTCACCAAGCCACTTCCTGCCTTTGCCAAAAACTTCTTTAAAATATTCAGTGTCCTCTTCGTCAAGATCATCGCCTGATTGAGAAGACATAGAACCAAATAAGAAATCTTTTGCTTCTTTCCATGGAGAATATACATATCCATACGTAGTATTAGGATTAGCCAAATCTGGAATTCCTAAATCCTCCATTAATTTCTTCATTTTTGGACTCTTAACTGCCTCAATACAAATTCTTACAATAATACTAAATAAGAAGCTAAGTGCATACCAAAATAGAAAAATAAACAAGCATTTGAAGAGCTGAAAATAAAAAGTAAAAAACTCATTCAAATAGTTTCGTTTAGGTTGTTCTTCCTCCCCTGACTGGGAATCAAGACATTTCCTATTCGAAACTTGTTTCTTGGTGTTGTTGTTTTTAGCAGAATGTTTTTTGCATTCCGCAATATGATTAAATCTCCGTTGAGATGAAATCGCT